AACCATTTTAAGCAAGTCATTAACTTCATTTGGGGTTTGTCCAGTCAAACCTAATAAATCCTGACCATTGTCTAGCAAGCTAATTTCATAATTAACTTGAGCCAGTAAATCAAGATCAAATTCACCCTGCACACGATTAGCAGCAATATTAGCAGCTCGTTGTGTACCCTCATCCCAATCAACTTCACGATAAGCAAATTGTTTATTGCCTATCCAAATATAGCCAATTGCAACCGTACCTACTTCATCGGGTGTATCATAATGATCCGTAATAGTAACTTTTGGTTCGCCCTTAAGTCGTTTCATTATTTCAAGTCGTTGGTGACCACCAACTAATTGTTCGGTGCGAATGTTAAATACAATGCAACCAAGATCGCCAAATTTATCCATGCTATTTTGTAGACTTTTGCCATCATGTTCGCTTAGTCTACGCGGATTTTTGGGATCTGGTTTTAGTGAATCTATATTTTTGGTTTCCATTGCTAACTCCATTTAGTTATTGAACATCATTTTTAGTATATCAAACTACTTAAAAAGCTCTTCCCTCTTCGCCTTGACACTCCCCCGATTTATGTTCTACCTCTATAAACCATATATACATACTATAGCAGGGAAGTGAACATTTTGCAAACAAATGTTCTTGTATTGCTAACTATTATAGTCCTTATTTATGTTGTTAGAACACCTACAGATCAAAGAAAAACCCCTTAGTATGTACGAGATAACTAAGGGGTTTAACTATTTTTTGAAGATATTTGTTTTTGTGTGGGTAGTTTTTGTATTTACTGGCGAGGGTTTTGGCTGCTCGTCACTATCCATATAGTAAACCCTCCATAACACCTACGCAAATATTTAATGTAGTAGAAAGTGAGGACACAAAAGTTGCTACAATGAAATATACTATGAAATATTATAAAAATATATACAAATGGTAGTAATCGGATTGGGTACAAAATTTATCGTGCTAAAAATTCTAGGACTTTGCGTTGAACAAAATTCGGATTTCGATAAACCTCACCGGCTTCAATATGTAGCAGCGACCAGCCATATTGAGCTACATATTCATCACGCTCTTGTTCTTTTAGAATATCGCGGTGATAGGCTCGGCCATCAATTTCTATGCCACGATTGAAATAATTAGTCAATGCACCAAAATCAATCCACATAGCACCAGCTCGAACCTCACGTTTAATAAGTTCTCGTTTTAAAATCTTGCCCATGCTATAAACAATCGTTAATGGAAAGCCAGTTTTAGGATCTCGGATTCTTTTAGAACTTTTATACTTGCCACCAAAAATTCTGATAAATTCAAGTTCGGCTGGAGATGGAAAGATCAACCGTCTAAATCTACGCAACATGGCTCGCTTATAATAGTATTGTTTCTTTAACGAAAGCATAATATTATTATGCCTGAATCTCACAAGGATTAGTACCTTAGTCGGCAACTTTCATTTATTTTGAAATAACACCAACCTATAGTAAACATTTTGTTTAGTAATGTTAAAACTTTATATGCAATAGTTATTCTTTTTTAGAATAGTGCCTTTGATATATCGCCACTGTGCCGACCAGTGGCTCTTTTAATTTATACACAGCTTTCTATGTTGACATGTTACGTAACAGCACATAAAATAACTAAATACTCTCGTGAGTGAACTTTAAATAATTAAATGAAAGGACTAAAGCCATGAGCAATGCTGTGGTGGGACTGCTAATTTGCAGAATTACGAAACAATTAGTAATAAATTGTCACTGTGAGAACTGTGAGGCACATAGGCAACAATATTAAAAAATAAGAGGTAAACAAAAATGAAAAATAACAAAATAAAAATAAATAAGATTAGAAGTATCTTTAAAATAAAGGTCACTACAAAAACACCAAACTGGCAACAGTATATAAATTATTAATAAGAATAGGTGGTTTAAATGCTAAAGATAGATGATGTTAAGTACATCCTTGTAGAGAATGACGATATTCTTGATCGTAGAAAAGAAGTAGAAGTAGCTATCAAAGATGGTTACTGGATTTTCTCTAAGGTCTCTACTAGAGAAGCCGTCCATTATATTATGGTTAAAGGTAGCAAAATTAACGAGAAGCCAAAAGGCTACCCATTTCACGGAACAGATGCCCCAAGAGAGGAAGAAGAGAATGAGTGATAGTATTATTATTTACAAACTTCCCGCAAATGATTTTGACAATCTAATGAGTCTTATAAAGGAGAATCAATAATGGATAAAGATAGCAAACCAAAAGATAAAGACCAAGCTTCACTACTAGATAGCAAACCAGATAACAGTGTTGTTCCAACCGATAAAAAGGGAGTAGTTAAAACACTAACTCCAGTTCAAAAAATTCAAACTGATGTAGTTAAGTTTGCCACAGCATTATTTGATAAAGAACGTGCCACTGAATTTGCTACTAGAGTAGCTCTAATAGCTCGTGATAACGACAAACTAAGAGATGCTATAGCTAAGAACCCTGATAGTTTTCTATCAGCATACATGGCTTCCGTATCGTTAAACCTTATGCCAAATACTCCAGAGGGTGATGCATATATTATCCCTTACGGTGATAAAGTTCAGTTCCAGACTGGTTACAAAGGACTAATTAAACTAGCTAGACGATCAGGTGAAATTAAAACTATAAGTGCAGAACTTGTATTTAATGGTGATGATTTTGATGTTGAACTAGGAACAGATAGACGAATCACACACAAGCCAAGCTTTGATATTGATCGAACTAACTATGCTGGTGTAACTCATGCATACGCTACAGCATTACTTACTAATGGTGAAAATGTATTTGCTGTCATGACCAGAAAAGAACTAGATAAGATCAAGAACAGTGCTAAAGCTAAAAGTACTGATGGTCCCTGGAATCAATGGCCTGAGCGTCAAGCTATTAAAACAGTAATTAAACGACTAACTCAGTTCTTGCCTAAAGATGATGTCCTAGCAAAGGCTGTGGCAATGGATAGTCTAGCCGAAGCCGGAAAACTTAATCTCGATAAATCAGGTAATGTAATTGAAGGGGAAGAAGTTTTACCTAAATATGTTACTGATAAAATAGCTAACGCTAAAGATTATGATGAGCTTCAACAAGTATTAGATGATCTTAATCCTAATGAAAAGAAATTGGCTCAACCAGCCATTGATAAAAGACTAGAAGAGCTTTAAAACAATGAAGTTTGTTACAGCTGATCAGCGAACCCCTGAATGGTATCAGGCTCGACTTGGCAAGGTTACTGCATCAATGGTTAAAGATATGGTGGCGTATTCTAAACGTGGTGTTAAGAATAAAGAAACCGGTGAACTTGAATTTCCTGAACTAGAAGCAAGAAAGAAATATCGTAGAAAACTAGTTACTGAACGAATCTATGGCATAGCCGGAGTTGAAGATGTTTATATCAATGAAGCTATGCGATGGGGCATGATGAATGAAGACATTGCTAGAACCCAATATAAATTGTTCTCTGGTAACAAAGTTACTGAAGAGGGTTTCTGTATATTAGAAATAACCGATGAAAAAACAGGTGAGCTAAAAGAAGTTATGGCTGGTTGTTCTACTGATGGTCTTATAAATGATGATGGCAACTTAGAAATTAAAAACCTAACACCATCAAATCATCTTTATGAAGTCGTGATGCATAATGAACTTCCCGATCAATTTAAAGATCAAGTTCAATTTCAGCTACTTGTAACTGGTAGGGATTATTCACATTTTGTTGGCTATGACTCAAGAGCACCACAGGGAATTGATCTACTGGCAGTTCATGTTGAACGAGATGAAGACTACATTAACTTTCTGAGAGAAGAGTTGTTTAAGTTCCTAGATGAAGTCGATAAAGAATTTGGAATGTTCTTACAATACTTACCATTTGCTGAACGAGTTTGTCGAGATTGTGGTCTTGTATTTGAAGACTATATAAATGTTTGCCAAACTTGTTATTCTAATAATATAAAGATAGTTAAGATATTAATTCCATCTAAAGTTACACTATTAAATAATGTTAAAAAAACTGAGAGAGCAAAGAAATGACCTTAACACCACCACCAAAAATAGAAGATATTGGTCTTAGAACTTATTTGAACACCAACTATGGTGTTCAGGGTGGTTATAATGAATTTATTAAAAGATTAGTTGAGCTGAATGAACCTAAGAGTGTAATAGCAAATGCTTTTGGTGTTGAACGGAGAACAATATATAGATGGTTAGAGATATATAACAAGGAGAATAAATAATGCCTGCGTTAACACATAAATCTAAAGTTCGCATAGCTAAAAGGCTTAAAGCTCAAACCGGTGACTCGAAACCAATGTTTGAAACAGATGCTTGGGAAGCAAGAAAAAAGCAAATTCGAGCTAGAGTTAAAAAACGTGAAGAGAATTCAAGATTAGTTATTAAGAAGGAGAAAAAGTAAATGGAAACTCAACCAACACCAGAAGTATCATTAAAAGATAGAGTAATTCATTTTATTAAGCATGTAGTATTTATAGATGAACCACCCCTATATGTAAGTAATCATTATCATCCTGAACATTTTCAAACAGAAACTGTTGAAAGTGATCAATAATGAAAGTTCAACGATTTGAAGCAGATGAAGAGGGTTACATAAGAGTTAAGTATATGGTTAGACCATTATCATTCGGTTTGTTTAATAACAAGGTTTGTTTTTGGGCAATTGTAGATATTTTCGGCAAAAAAGGGGAAAGTGCAACTCTAATAGCGGTTAAAGATGACCAAACATTTGATGAAAGTTTAATACCAAACTACCGAGCAACACTTCATGATAATGAAAGTAAAGATGCTTGGCATGTTTTTGAAGATGTACCTAAGATTATTAAAGGTAAACCAATAATAGAACTGGAGAAATAAGCATGGCTAAAAAAGTAGATGAGGAAAAAGTATTAATAAGCTTATCGGTTGACCGAAAAAAAGTTAAAGAAATTTTAAACGAATATAAATCAGGTAGGTTTACGGAATTGGCTGCCTGTGAATCGATTAATGACCTATATGAATATAATGCTAGAAATTTTCAGCTTAAACTAAATATGGAAGCTAATGGTTATATGGATGAACAACTACAGATTCAAAGAGAAGCTAACCAACAGCAGCATGAAGATTTGCAAGAGTTAATAGAGGTATTAAAGAAGTGAACGGTCGTAAAGCAAAACTAGAACGTAGGCTAGGACTCCGATCACTTAGTCCTGCAATAGAAATTGTTTCAGATGGTGATGTTAAGCCATTCGATAAATCTCTTTATTGGGAAAGACGTAATAAGGGATTAAATGGTCATGTTCGACACGCTAATGTCGTTGAGTTTACTGAAGATGAAGAGGGTAATGCTAGAATAATGCCGGTTAGATTGGTGAATGATCCTCAAAAACGCAAGAATGCTAAAATGAAGAGGTAATGACCTTTCACCTAACTTCTGCTCAAAGATCCGCTAACGCAAAGAAAGCTGCAGCAACCAGAAAATCTAAAGGTGAAAAACCTTTTGGCAATAGAAGTAAAGCATCACTATCAGCCTCAGCTAAGAAAGCGGCTGCCACAAAAGCCGCAGCCACTAGACGTGCAAGAGGGGAGAATAACTTCTCTCATGAAACTAAGGCCACTAGGTCACTAGCCGCTAAAAAAGCAGCCGCAACTAGAAAAGCCGAGGGAATTAAACCATTCGCTCATGAAACCGCTGCCACAAGACATCTCGCGGCTGTTAAGGCTGCTCAGACTCGTAAAAGCAATGGTACTAATAATTTTGGTCATGAATCATACACAACAAGAAGTGCAGCTGCTAAAAAGGCCGCTGTTACTCGTGCCATTAATAGAAGTAATAATGTAGTTACAAAATCTTCCAGTAAAGCAAAATCTACAAAAATTAAATGGACTAATCAGATAACAAGACATCGAACCTCTACTTATAAACATAAACCCAAAACCCAAACTCATTCTCATCGTAAAATGGGGATAAAGGGTAATGTAGTCAATCACACTAGCCATAAACATGGTTTAGGTCATATTAAGTATGATTTGATACAATAGAAGATGTAATAAGAAAGGAAAACGATGAAACATAAATTAACTGTTTTAATTTGTGTTATTGCTATAGTAATCGTAGGGATTTTATCTGTACAGGCCTACAATCACTATCAAGCAAACCAAAAAATACACAATCAAACAGTTGCAACTCAAAATGCTAAATTAGCACAGCAAAAAGCAAATGCAAACCAATCAGAAGTAGATCAGCTAAAAACTGTTTGTAATCAAGAAGTGGCTGGATTTAACCAGTTATCATTAGTCCAACGTGCAAAGATATCATTGCCAAATTGTGAAAAGATATCTATAGAACTATAATGATGCTATGCACTTTAAACAAACAGAGTTTTATAGTGAAAAATATGCTGATAAGCAAATAATTAAGAATTTAACTAAACAAATTAAGGAATTAAAAGGAGATAATAAAATGTCAAAAATTATACAAACAGCTAATGGAGACTTAATAATAGCTCATAACTTCGAGGAACTAGACTCTAGCAATGCTGATGATGTGTCAGAAGCAACCGAGCTTCTAAATAAACTTAAAGATGAAGTTACATTACTAGAGACATTCGTTGCTAGTGCGCCAGCACCTGTTGATAAACCAGCAGATCAAGTAGTTAATACTTCAACTGATGATGTGTCAAATGAACCATCTGTACCGGCAACTGATACCCCAGCATCTCCAGAAGTGCCAGCAACACCCGAAGCACCAGTTGATCCAAGCCCTACTCCTCCAACTGATCCGACACCTCCTGTTGATCCACAACCAGTTCCAGAGGCAACACCAACGCCTGATCCAATTACACTTCAGTAATAGATAACAAAAATAAAAATGTCTGAAATAAAAGCAATCATAGAATTTGTAGTGGGTACTCTTTTAATTAAGTTTATCTTAGCTCAATGGTTGTCTGATCGCTTTGGAGATTTACTACACTGGATATTTGTTAGATCAACTAATCAGGCTATAGCATGGACTCACTATAAAAACAAAGCAATGGGAAGAGGTCATCAAGCTAAAACCCCAAGGGAATGCACCGATAATGGCTGTAAGGCCATCTAAAATAGTGTTTGATCTTCTTGGGGTTTATAGTTTGGGTTTAAATACCAGTCAATAAGTTTTTGAGTCTTTTCAAAACCCACACCAAACCTAGCGCAATAGCCTAAATTATTTAAGTGCTTAAGCATTAGTGCTTGTTCTTGTATGTGCTGATCAGCTGTTAGTTGACCCTTGCGTGGACCGGTAGTTAAGTATATTCTTGTACCTTCTTTTTTGAGTTCTATAAATAAACCATGATAGCCACGACTTGGTTGTAATATTTGGATATCAGGAAATGATCTAGAGGACTGAAGTGATTTGTGAATCATTGCTTGATTAATAGATAGTTTCATTCCACTAGAAAAATCTGATCTAAATATAATATTAGGATATTTAATCTTCAAATACGAACAGACCTGTTTTTGCAGATGTTGTTCGTGTTGTACCGCTTTTGGTATATATCTTGTTTTAGTAGTCGGATTTTTAAATACTGAACCCATTAACCCACTATATCATTGTTTATTTAGAATGATGGTGTAGCTGGTGTTGTTGGGGTAGGGGTATCTTCTGTAATTGGTGCAACAACTTCTGGAGTTGCAGTTGTGGGTTTATTAACAGATACGCTTACTTGGCTCAATGTTTTACTAAGATCACTCACGATAAAAGTATATGCAGCATTGGCGATACCTAGTATTGCCGCAGCATGACCAGCAGCAATAGCTGGATTACCATGAATAGCGTTAATTACATAAGCTAGTCCAGCGGCCACAGTTGATAGTGCCACGACTAGGAACTGAACAACCTTACCACTATTTAGTTTAAATACTTTCTTAATTACTTCAGCAATAATCGACACTCCGACACCGCCACCAAGCAAAGCTATAACAGCACCAATTGTAATTCCTGTGTTTGCTATTTCTGTATGCATTTCAATTTACTCCTTATTTTTTATTTCTATGAAAAACTTTAGTTAAAAAGCCATCGACCGAAGCAGCTTTAGCTAGTCCTGCTTCGTGCTTAATTTGACTGGTGTTATTTAATATTCCATCTAGTTCTTCATCACTTACATCATCTAATCTTTTCATGTCACCAACAGGTATTCCAAACCAATCATCATTTGCAACACTATTAACTGTTCGGTAGTATTTATAACCATCCTTATCAAATGTTCCAGCAATAGGAATGTGAACACCGACCTGAAGCATTTGTGGCTCTTTCTTGCCTGCTAAATCTTCTATTGTGTCATCTTTAGTGGCTATATAAGTTACTGCGCCTAAACCGGCCGTAAAACTATCCTTCCATTTATCTGGATTAGTAGGAATAATATTAACAGGAACTTTCTCACCGTTATCTAATTGAGCTGTTGGATTCTGTTCGGAAGTGATAGCTGTTGCTGTAAGATCAATAACTTTAATTCCAAATGGTTGGGTAGGTTCGTTTGTAGTATCAGCCTGACCAAAGTTTTCGGCAGTCATATAGTAGATTTCATTCAGTGGTGCAATTGTAGCCTTACCAACTGCCACAAAAGGGGTATTGATAGCTAATCCATTTTGAATATAATTAGTAACAAAGTTCCAAACTGTTGCAGCCTTATTAGTAACCGTATTAATTGGCTCAGGGAATCGTACATATCCAATTGTCGAAGTAACTTCAGGTGTAGGTGCTGGCACTACCTCAGTAACTGGAACTTCAGGCGTTGGTTCACCCTCACCATGTCCACCAGCTGGAAATTGTGCAACAGTATCAGGACCAGCGTAAATTGCTACTCTTCCATACATATCAGTATCGATTAAGAAAACATGAGGAGCGGGATTACCAACTATTTTATAAGTCAATCCGCCATACATTTTTGGATCAAGGGTGTGTATAGCATAAGGAATTGTGTATGGTCCTTCGGGTTTATATACGTGCCATATCCAAACGCTAGGTGGCAAGTATAATTCTGTAGGTGCAACAACTGGTGTTGAGGGTGTTGAACTATGTGCTGCGGGTGCTGAAGTAGTGGCTACCGGTGTTACCTGAGAAGTAGCTGGTTCAGCAACAACATGATTAACATATGTAGCCCATGCAACGGGTGTTCCATAGTAGCTCTGATATTGTGCTGGGGTTTTAACTATACCATCATAGCTATCAATAATGCTTTGATCTTGATGATTACTTACAGCACAAAAATGAGTCACCATTGCACCTGTATGACTCTTATAATGAAACTCAACTATTGCTAGATCAGATTGAGGAAATCCACCACCACCTACTTGAGATACAACCAATTGTGGATAGTATTTAGTAACTGACTGCCAAGTAATATCATCATTAGCTTTATCTGTTAGGTCGTAGGTAAACAAGCCGTGACTTTCATAGAAGTTATCTAGAGTGGGTGGATCGACATTAACACCAATTTTTTCTAAAATATTACAATCAGCGGTAACGAAACAACCAACCTCGGCGATTGATAGATTAGAGTTTCCGACTTTCTGTTGATAGTTTATTTGTGCATACATATTGAATGCTTATCCTTTCTTAAAGTTTATCATAAATTATATTCCTACCACTATGTATGAAGCTGCGGTATGCGCGCCAGCCGAGCCGCTTAGGGTGTCAAAATACATCGCTCCACCGGTTGTAGCTGGAGTCTCAGCCCATAAAACTGTTTGAGCAATATCAGTACCCATAGTATTAGCCCAAGCTCCAAAAGCTTGTATAGTAGTAAAAAAGGTAGGAAATGCAACCGTATAAGCTGGTGCGCCATAACTGACTTGGGTGGGTGTATTCCCCCATAGTATCTTTAACCCCCCCAAATTAATCCAATAAATAGTTCCCCCAGCAGTACCACTATTAGCCTGAGATTGAATCTGAGAAGATAATTCTGTACCACCGGCACCAAGTAAAGCAAGAAGTGTTGCTATTTGAAATTTTTGAGTTGTAGGTCCACTAGCAGAGTTACCGAGTAAATAATCGGAAGTGGTTGGACTTGTATCATAACTATATGCAGAAATTTTTGACATGTATGTTTGCTCTTAAATTTAATTTTACCATAACTAACTCGGAGAATCAGGATTATTAACTGTATTCAACCCTATAACACCCCTAACAACTTGTTCAACAGCTTGATGAATTTTCTTAGGTAATATCCCAAGAGTTAATGTTGCTTCTTCAGGGGTATAATCAATTCTTACTATTTCCATAATCAGACTGTCAACAAAGTTTCCAAATCCATTAAAGCCAACTGTCATTCCATTTTTTATTGAACTTATATCCATTGTATGATCAAGAACAGTTACTGTAGTTTGATATTGCTCATTCTTCATTTCAGAAATTTCACTTGTTCCAATTGCATCAGCAGTGGGTTGATCTGTTACTAGATTATTAGTTGGCCTATCAAGGTGTGGACCATATAGAGCAATACTTTTAGCATTATAATATTGACTATATAAATTAACTGCGGGTGGACCAGATGATATAATACCTCCCGTAAAATAAACTGAATTTACTATTTGTTCAGTAGTTGCTATTAATGTCATTTTATCTATGTGTAAACCTTTTGTTAAAACTATATCGGCAGTTGAACTAGCTTGTCTGAATGTTAATAGATCAGTTCCGAGATCAACAGTATAGTAAAAACCATTTGGTGAAACACTCAAACCTGCTTGAAGTCCTTCATAGGTAGTATTTGTATTAAATTGATAGGTTATTGCTAAACCCGTTGATTGAATTGAACTACTTGTATAGGTAATATTTCCACCCCTAGCAATATAATCATTCATTAATGGAACTACCATGCCGGTTGTCGGATCAACACTAGTATAAGTTCCTGTGGTTGTACCCGTACCCGAAAATGTTTCAAAATATAGATCACCTGTAATAGCTGAATATCCACCGCCACCAGAGCCACCAGAGTAAGTGGCATTATACATAGTTCCGTATGAATAAACACTAGTGTCCTGGTAGGCTATTGAAATCACTTGACCATCATCAACCCCGACAGTAAAGAAATAACTTTCATAAGGAGTCGTTACTATAGGATTAGCAAAAGCAAATGTATAAGTAACCTCAGAACTAATGGTCAACACTTGCGAGGTGCTACCAAGTAATGTACCTAAACTTGGATCAGTATATACATTAACCGTCACATTTACTGTTGTACTTACTGCGTTCGAGTAATACAAAGCAATATTGATAGCACCCAAATTAGTAACACCAGCACCAGCAGTCCAAGTTTGACTATAACGATTGTAGGCTGAACCAGTTTGGGAAATTGTACCAAAAACATCAGATGACGATTGGTATTGATCCGATGTATAAGTATATGGATTTCCTCTTACCAGATAATTATCCAAATCAGACCCATCACTATAAATAAGAATATTAATTTGATCATCACCACCATCGCCACCAAAATCAGCTTCCCATCTTTCAATTGTTCCTCTAAAGACTGGTTTACCGTTAGGATTCCAATAGCCATATTCGTAAACTATTACTTCATTACCATTTCTAATAATTTGATTACCAGTACCGAGACTAACTATTGGTGCTTGGCCATCATCAGTTATAGCATTACTGTTTTCATCTAAAATAGCATTACCCGATTCGTCTAATAATGCTGAGTTAGGTAACAAACTTGTATCAGCTGAAGTTGCACATTTAACAGATATTTGTGAACCTGCAGTATTGATATCATAACTAAAGTTAAATTCTGAAGTTACATTTGGGAAATTACCGACATAAGTTCCATTATTAAATGTTTTATAAAGATAATATTTAGGAAAATATGTTGGTGCAGTATGCCAATAAATTGTTATTTTAACTGCATCTACGGTTATATTTGCCGTACCAGTTAGGGGCATTGAAGCGATTGAAGCCCCAAAATTAGTACTATTAATATCAGAAACTGACCATGTTCTTCCCCATAACGAAGTTGACCCCCCATGTGTTATCCATGTTAAGGCTGAAATAGGCCAAATTTGACCATTATTGGGTGTATTTGAAGCGGTAGTCGTATTACTTGAACCATATAATAGCCAAATTAAGTTATTGTCATTACCATTACTTCCACCAGTTGTTTGAACTAACATATCTAATTGAATACCATCAATTACTGCTGTCGAGGGTAAATTAAAACCAAAATTAGTGAGCTTTAATTGATTGGGGAATCCTCCTCCGCCACCTGGACCAACATTTCCACAATATGCAACATTGCCATCGGCAACGCCTGTCGCATTACTGACATTAGACCATGACTTAGAACCACCTCCATCTGTTGCTGTACCTGCATAATCTGGTCCTGTTGGTGACATTAATTCTCCTTAGAAGTAAAGTTTAGTGTAAACCACACTATAGTTAAATGTTCTACTAGTAAAACTATCTGAATAGCCAATCGAGCTAGTACCTGGCGGGAATACTGGAAATGCTCCTGTGAAATTAACCGCTATACCATTTACCGTAACTATCTTTTTAGTTGTATCTATAACCAATACATCCGTTGCCGACCAAGTTCTAGTTACATTTATTTGCTGACCATTGGTATTATTGCCAATACTAACTGTACCTGAAACTGGTGCTGATCCTATTGCTGAGTATGTAACTGTATAAATTGGCAACTGGTAAGGTGCATTCCCTAAGAAGGTATAACTACTATCTGTGTAAGTTGCCAATGTTCGACCTGTTGCACTTACTACAGTTGTTGTTGAGGTATCCATTCCAAATGGCTGACAAAAGAAGTCAATTGAAAATTTTGCACCAATATAATCATTCGGTCTGGTTATGGTGGTTTTATTAACTACCAGTACATTATATCTACGAGTTCCGCCATTATAGCCAATATCTAAGTTCGCATTTTGTGCAGTTAAATATCCTTTAAAAGTATCAATTAAAGCATCCATTGTATTTACACCAGTACTGACCCATAACTGACCACTTAGGGTTATAACTTTATTTGGGTAACTTGTAAACGGAACTGCACTAGCATTGGCATGTGCAACTGAGTATGATTTAGCATCAACTACCGGACTATCATAATGTGCAATACCATTAGTAATAATGTTGGTTGTTTGAAGTGAATTACCATTATATAAAACAGTTGTACCAGGATTCATTAAGTAGTTACTCCTTGATTAGTGGTTAATCCTTTACCTAAGTTAAGTGTATCCTGATTTAATTGTCTATAAAATTCTTGAGCGGCAGCTGGGTTTGCAATATATACATTACCAATACTTACGGTGGTTGAAGAACCACCTCCAGTTAATCCCCCTGATTCAGTATTTGTTTTAATCTGTGATCCTTGAGGTACATACATTGCTTCCGGTCCATTTTCACCAACAACTGACCAACCACCAGGGGCATAGTTGGTGCCGGTAGCGAACCAGCTCTTTATATTATTCAGAAAGTTTTGTGATCCAAAACTACCACTTGACGGAGCTGTTACGTTATTAGCAGTACCCTTAACCCCATCTATTTTATTTACGAAATTAGTAACTGGCTGTACCACATTAGTATTGAAATCACTTGACCATTGTTTAAGATCGCTATTTAGACCACCCAGTGCATCATGTACAGCCTTAATATGGATTAGTGAATTTAATGCCCAATATTCGACGGCTGCAACTAGTACTACATTAAAAACGCTTGCAAGTGCCACTCCTGCTGCAGAAACAGCTCCTAGACCCTCAGCACCAGCCACACCAGCCATTGAACCTTCCATTTCGGTCGCACCAGCGGCAACTTCGCCAGGCAATGCTAAACTCATAAATCTACCAACTGTTTGAGTTAGTGTAAGAATACTACTTAATGATTTAGCCAATGTACCAAATATAACTAATACAGGTCCCATTGCCGCTAATACTCCTGCGGCATCTATTACAAACTGTTTCTGACCTGGACTTAGTTTGTTATACCAATTAGTAACTGATCCGACAGCTGAAGCAAAGTCATTCATGGCGTGACTAACTTCAGGCATAATTGATTCACCAATTCTAATAAGATCAGCTTGAATAGCACCCCAAGACTTATCCCATTGTTGTTTCATTGTTTGTTGTTGAGCTTCCCAGTTTTGTGCAAAATTACCACTATCCTGACCGATTTGTTGATATTTAACATCTAGTCGAGTTGTGGTATCTAATAATTGAAGTAATGCCGCATCCGTTCTACCACCACCAAAAGCTTTAGCGAGTACCGTGTCTGTTTGACTTGCAGATAAACCAGCTTTTTCTAATTGAGTTTTAAGATCAGTTATAGCAACATATATACCATTTGGTTGACGGAGGTCATCTGCGAGTTTTGTAGTGGTTAGTCCTGTTTCCGCAAAGACTTGGTTCATTGTTCCAGTAGCCGTAGCAGTCTCGCCAGTCGTCAATCCGAGGTCACCAAGTATTTTAGCGGCTGCAGCACTTGGACTAGCCATCAATGCAAGCATCATGCGCAATCGCGTACCCGATATAGCACCCTTCTCACCTAAGTCACCGAAATCGGCAAGTGCGGCACCAGCTGATTGCAAAGAGACACCAAAGGTTGATAATGTACCCATTAGACCCGTGCTAATAACATCATTCAAATCAGATAAGTGCATGTCTCCAGCCTGAACTATTCCAAGCAAAGTACCCATTGCCTGAGAGGTATTAGTTGCACCTTTAACATTGGCCGCCAAAGTAGATGTTAATGCATAAGTAGTGTCATCAAGGTTCGCTTGTCCAATGGCTGCACCTTCCGCAGCTATCTTTAATTGATCTAATTCTTGAGCTGTCGTATATATTCCCTGACCAGCCGTAGCTATATGATAAAAAGCTTGTGCGAGTGAGTTCGGGTCTTGACCTACTACACCAGCCAAATCTAGTATTTGACTTGATAGACTCGCTATAGCCGCCTGTGGCACTCCTGCATTCGTATGCAAAAGTTCCATAGACTGCTGAAAGTCCATTGCCATCTTAACTGATGCTGCGGCAATACCTACGATTGGTAGTGTTATATATTTAGATAAACTACCTCCCACAGCAGTCATTTGACCACCTACGTTCTTTAACCCATTATTAAAATTGGTTAATCCAGAAGTTGCACCCGCAACCGAACTTGTTAATGCTTTTGATTCAGCATCTAGTTCGGCAAGACCAGCTTTAGCCGAGTCAGTACCTGTATTATCGGCAACCGTAACAATTTCAACACCGACTGTTCCAGCTGATGAATCGGAGGGTAATATTGCCATTTCTTATTTTACCTTTCTAGCTACATCTTTATTATGCCATAGGTTCATCGTGTTGTGTTTTCCATTCTGATTGCATATCTTCTTCTATTTCTCGCATTTGCACATACTGATTCATTATTGACATAGGAATGTTTAAAACTTCTGCGTAACTTATACCTAAATCCCGCGCCCAAAGTAATGCAAGATAGGCTCTTGGTGGTTCGGGTAAATCTTTTTTATCAGTTTTACCAGAATGAACAGCATCAAGATATAGAACTAACTTTTTTTTTCATCAACAGAGAGATCGGTGTATTTTTGGCTCTCTATTTGATTAGCAAGATAAGTTAAGTTTTCTATACCCATTCTAACTACTGTTTCTGCATTGATAGGAACAGGAGTTCCGTTGACCTCTGTATAATTCCATTCTTTAATTCTGTCCGTAAGAATATTAATAGTGAGTTTGCCTAGATTACCCGATGGATCCGTTTGTAACCAATCTTTGACATTTGCAGTGTTAACTTCCATTTTGACCCATGCTTGTTCTTCTATTGGCAATTTTGAAGTGGAGGGAAGATATATTTGCTTAACATTGGATTGAGGAAGTGTTGGTAGAACTGGCATTATTATCCTATCGTGCCTACATTATCAATTACTTTGATATCAAACAGTTGAGCATCAGTTGTGTCATATTGAGCGTGGTATTTGATAGAACTGTAGTTTACTGCTTTAGTTTTAAGTTTTGGCAATGGATCATCAGTTACAAGATGGTTAAGAGTTATTCTAAGTTCATAGGTTGTACTTCCTGAAGTTGCATAGTGCCTAATTACACAAGCAGTTTTATTGGTCTGATTGAAGTTAATTATGTCATCAGCGGTATCGAAGAACTTTTTGATCGTCAAACCAGTTTTAGCAACAGTTCTAATTAGTGATGCTGGATCGGCACTTCCTGACCTTTGTGAACCACTATCACTTTCAAATGAGTAATCACATTCCCATACAGAGCTTTGTTCAACTCTTGTTTGAGAAGCGGATAAGGCGGCTGAGGCTGTAGCACCAAAACAAAATTGAGTGTTAGACCATAAGAAAGGTGATACAAGTGTTAATGTCTCAGTAGCGGGTCTCAAGTACATAATGTCACCCTGAACCATTGAAGTTACATTAGCAGTTACAGTAATAGTAGTTGCGTTAGTAATGGCTACTATTGCAGTATCGATGTATTGTGATCCTGAGTGATAAAAACGAACTAAGTCACCAACAACTAATTTTGCAGTTGGATTAGTGTCGTAAGTTGGATCGAAAACTACAGTGTATGGTCCTGAGCCTGTAGGTGTTGATAAAAGTACTGCACCCTGAAATGAACCTAATGCAGAAACACTTATCTTCAGATTCAATTGGTTTTTAGAAAATACTGGAACTAATTTTGATCCTTGAACACCCACAAATCGTTTAACAACATTGCCTGTTGAAATATCCATAGTCTTACTTTTAGGTATTGTGTTTCCGTTAAGAGTAAAAGGCCAAGTGCTTGTTCCGGTCGTGAAGGCTGAGAATGTAATAGTGGTATCACCAGTTCCAGATGCTCTAGTAAGTGTACCAGAAGTTAATGGCGCGCCAGCACCGGTTGTAACAAGAGTAGTTTGAGAGGCAATTGTAGCACTAACAGTAAAAGTAATTGAATTATTAGTATAAGTTGCACCAATAGTGGCATTTGCACTTGTTACTGTGAATGTGTAAATTGTAGCGACAACTCCACGAGTTAGTAACATATCAACAAGTTCTACACAAGTATTTGGTTCTGCAATGATTTCAACATCACCTTTATGATCTCGAAGTCCTGGCAAAACCTGATAAGTTTCAACTGGAATACCAGCAATTGGCATCTGATCTTCAAGATTATAATTAGTGGTCATTGTTTCATTGTCGAGTAATGCGAAGGTCGTAGGTGTTACTGCTGTTCCAACGGTTGTCTCGGTAGCAAAAGCTACATAACCTAAATTACCTACCCATTCACCGTGTGAGTTAGTTGCCATTATTTAGTCTCCTCGTTAGTTGTTTTTGATGTTTCTTGTACTGGGATCGAGGCAACTGGAGCAACAGGGGCATTTGATTGTGTGGTTTTCTGTGCTGGTTGACTCTCTGTCACTAGTTCTAGGTTCGGGTTCTCCAGATTTGCTGGAGCGTTCTTCAATAATCCATTTACAATTTCGCCTACACCAGGTACAACGCCTGTCTGTGTTCCGTCTTTGGTTTTGTATGTTGCCATAGTTATTCTCCATTTTGAGTTAATGCTACTGTTTTGTCAATTATTGTCTATTTGAAACAATCACTCTTCGCTGTGTTGTCATGGTTATATCAGCTATTGAGATTGCTGGCATATCCTTTCTTGGCACCTGATCATACTTAACCGATATATCTGAATCGATTAGCCAAATATTGCCTGAACTTTGTAATAGAGTTAGATATGTACGAAGAATATAGAAGAATGTACCAGTTTTATATTGATTGGTTGATGGATCTTGACCCTCTATCAGATTTTGGAGATGTCGCATAGTTGTTGTTCGCACATTAGCCGAACCAATATCATCAGCCATGTTTAACATGACAGTAATCACAATTGTTTCAGTATCATCATCAGTCGATGTAGGTCCCAAAGTTGCTTTACCTGACATTTTTTGTACAATTACAAGCGGAAAATCAACATCAGGTGGTTGTGAAGTAGGTGTTGCTTCCCAGTAAGATTTAAAGACATCTCCAAAATTTGTCTGGAATAGTTCAATTAATCCTACTACTGTGTCTTTTGCATATTCGCTTTGTGAATCTTCCATTATAGGTTTAGTGCCTCAATTTTAGCTCTTACATTTGCTTCAATTTCAGTTTGAATCATACCAATAACTGTATCATTAACACCAAGCATTTTTCGTGATGGGATATTATGTCCGCGACCTGGACCAGTCGATGTACCAAGTTGTTGATATGGAAAGTAACTAGCTCTGTTAGATATAAATAAACTTTGTGGTGTTATATCATCATAAAAAGAACCCTGCATAGCACCAGTTCGAACTTCCATTCCACGACCAGGCCATTTTTTATCCTTTTCTGTTTGAGTTGCGGTTGTTAATTGTTGCCAAGGATCACCCAACGCTTCTCCTTCAGATACAAATACAGTTTGGCTGAAAAACATGATTAGTTGAGATCCTAAACTAGCAAGTACACCACTAAAATCACTAAAACTAGCACTTAGTTTAGTAAGTTTAGTTTGTTCTTCTGTAAGGCCTGTTATGTGAACTGTTACTGATAACATTAATAATCCTGTGTTATTTGAAATTGATGGCCATCGTCACCACCAAGATCAATTAAATTTCCATTACTATCCTCTTGGTTTTGACTAACAAATTGAGTGGTAGCATCAGGCCAACCACCAAAACCATGTCCTTCTTCAATAGTTAGTTCTGTAAAATTAGCATCCTCAAGCACCACATCTCTTGTTACTAACTCATCAAGCGAAGTATGTGATCCTCCACCATGCCTCGCGGCATCAGCCTTTCCCATAGCATCCGCAGCTATTTGTGGTGCTGAGTTTTGGAACATTTCGTATCGAAGTTCACCAGCGGCAATATTTTTAGCGATCTGGACTATCAATGGATTGGCCGGTTGAGGTAATGGGAATTGATAGACTGGTAGTAGTGCTCCATTTATTTCTCGTTCAGCCGCATCTCTAAACTCAGCAACAATATCATCTGTTACGTTTGGAGAGTTAGTAAAACCTGCTGCTCTCCTAATCTGATCTAAGCTTACATAATGAGTTTGACCTACTTGAACAGCATTAGAGTCTACTAGAGCTGTTTCTTGACTAGTAGTTGGATTCCAGTAAGTAAATTTGTACCACATACCAGCAACACCTGCACTATCAACTACAGTTGTAAATACTTGGTTAGCATCAATGTTATATGGAGATCCACTTAGTTTAGTGAAGTTAGTGTCTGGTGGTTGAGTACCATTACCGTAAATATCATTAGCACTATAGACATTAATCTGACTTCCGAATAATTGAATAATTGGATCAAAGTTATTATGAGGTAATTTAGTAACTGAACTTGTTGGTAATAGTTGTGCTGAAGCTGGTGCTGTAATTGTTAGAATTTCTGGATTAGTAGAACCTGGTGCTCCAAAAAGTATAGGACCTGCTACAAAATCATTACTATTTTCTACAGGTATGGAATTTACTCCTGCAGCTAAATCACTAGTTACAACTGTCCTAGCTACGATATTGTTATTGTTGAAGTTTGCAATTTTTAGGGTTTGAGACATTCGTTTTAATCCTTATGTTTTATTATAGCTTAATCTAAATATGTTTGTTCATTATCTTGGTTTGTTTGAGTTATATCTGAAGGTCTTTGAGTAATAGTAGTTATATCTGATGGATTCTGTCGTAAGAAGTTAGCTGTTCTACCGATTGTTACTGCTATACGGTGTAATTGAGTATTCAAACTACCTGAAGGAGTAATACTAGCACTTAGGTATTTATTAATCTTTTTAGCAAGTTGACCTGATGGAGTTAGCGATCCACTGACTGATTTATGAGTAGATTTAGCAATAGATCCACTAGGAGTAATATTACCTGTCATTGATTTGTTAGTTTGTTTGGATGTTGTACCAGTAGGTGTAATGTTAGCAGTTAATGTCTTATTGGTTTGTCTGCTAGTGAATAAACCAGATGGAGTAATAGAAGCAATTAAAGATTTAAGTGTTTGCTTTGCAATTGTTCCAACAGGAGTGATTATAGCGGTCAAAGTTTTTTGTGTAGAGTTAGCTATAACACCGATAGGAGTAAGAATAGCGTATAGACTTAGGTAATTTATTATGCCAATGAAGTTTGTTTGAGTTGATCTTATATCAGGGATCTGACTTATATCAGATAACGGAGAACCAGGAAATACGGTTGTAGGAACATTGCCTTGTGCCATTGGGTATGCAGGACTATTTATTATTGATGGACTCCAAGAGAAGTTGGTTAAAGTAGCTTGAATACCATTCATAGAATCAATAATAGTTTTACCCTGTCCTTCATTCATCTGAAACCATAATATCGGTGGTGTACCAGAAACTAATTGGCTAGGATTTTGATATAGAAAAGCTATTTGTTGAGCTGTTAGTGGAACATTATAGATTTGTAAATCTTTTAGAGAGTAACCTGCAGGCATACTAGGTATTGTCCAAATATTAGGTAATTGAGTAAGTAGAAATCCTTTTACACTATTACTACTATTGACTTCTCCAACATTATTTTGATTCAAGCCATTTAGATAACCTATTATTGTTTGACCATCCCATGTAAATGCATTTTGAAGTGTTTGTTGATAAACTGCACCATAACCATTAGAATTACCCTGAATTACAGGATTACCATGATTTAGTGAGTAGTATTGTCTACCAACTGCAGGAGTAATTAACCAGCCATTAACTTCTGTAGCATATCCATAACCATTTGGTACATTTATTAAGTTACCAAGATTACCACTAGTTGCATTATTGTAGAACCAAACAATGACCGTTAAAGCACTTCTAGGAGATTGTTGTATAACACTATTATTTAATGCTATTGATATGCTACCACTACCTAAAGAAGTTATTGCATATTGTGGCGGTGGTAATCCAGTAGTCTGTGTACTCCTACCATCAGGCAAGAAATTAGTTCCCCATGTACCCATTGGATTTATACCTGGTGGATCAAAGTTTACATAAGTAGGTGCAGTTAATAATGATTGCATTAAAGCCCATGCAGGAACTGGTGTACCTGTTAAAGTACCATTATTCTGATAACCTGAATTATCATAGATTGTAGTTCCACCGTTTTCTTGCATGGCGTAAGAACCATATAAATTAGTAGGAGATGTGCCGATTTGGAAGTTAGTAATTGTTCCAGACAAAAAGCTACTAATAACACCCCTTAAATTCCAAGCACCTATAACCATAGGATATGCAAAGTTTATAAAACTAGATGGTGTTTGCTGAAAAACATATGAAGTGTTTAATGTTTTACCATTTACAGTAAAGATAACTGTGTTTGTTGATAGATTAGCTGTAATAGTTACTAAATTATTATTACCATTCGCTATACTAGCTGATAAACATGATGCTTGTAATTCGTTGCCAACATTATCTCTATATCTAATTACTAAAGTAGTAGCTGTAAGATAAACACCTAAAACTACGGTAGTATTAACATTTACTGTTCCGAATATATTACCCTGACCGCCTGTATATGTTGTATTAATATTGAAACTAGCATAGAAACCTTGTGCTAAGTTTTGACCAAAATTACCCATTGTACCTAGTGATACATAGTTTTGCGAACCATCAAATTGAAGTCCATAAGTTGTAATAGAACCTGCTATTGGAACTGGTAAATTAACTGAATTTATTGGAGATCTAGGATCACTAACAAATTGTTCAATCTCAGGAGTGAAGCTTGGGAATACACTATTAAATTGAGTCAATTCTGTATTACCTGCATTTACTCCTGGTGCATATAGTGCAAAAGACTGTGAAACATATGGTGCACCTAGCCAACTAGTTAAATAATTCTGTAATGGATAACTGCCATCAAAATATGTGTTTGGACTAGATAGAAAAGTGACATCTTCCATCATTGGATTAGCCCAATATAAAACAGTGTTTGCTGATGAAGTAAAATCAAATATCACCTGAACAACATTAGTTAGCATTACTCCACCTGTTGCAGTATTAGTTGAGTAAATACCGCCAGTTGGGATGGTAAATGTATTGGTTATTTTTTGCCATGAACCAATACTCGGTGTTCCACTAGCCACTAAAGGACCACCAATAAATGATGTAGTGGTAGATCCATCAATAGTTATTCTAGGTGTTCCATTACCTGAGTTAGTGGCAATATATACCCAAACACTAACAGTATAAGTATGACTATTTAATATGTTCACATTCTGATGAAGAAAAGCAGTAGCAGTTGAAAAGGTTACTTTAGCTGAATATGAAGTTAAATTAGCAGGGTTAGTTTGGCTATAACTTATTACACCATTCCCACCGTTAATTCCTAATCCCCATCCTGTACTACCAACAAAGCCTGGATTAACTAGCATGTTAGTTCTACCTAGCTGACTTAATCCTGTTGTCTCTGTTGATCTGCGATCTACACCAGCAAATTGAAATAGATTAGGACTTAGACCAGGAAATACATTTGTAGATAAAGGAATCGCTGTAGATCCTGTATTAGCACCTGGTGTTAATATTGCGTAAGATGATGATAGATTCGGAGTTCCTAGCCATTGTGAATGATAGTTTTGTGCTTGATTTAAACCATCAAAATAATCTCCAAGAGTTGCTGATGGTTCAAGCATCACATTATCCCAATTTATTGTGCCCTGTGGTGCATATAACCTTACTTGCAAGAAGTTACTAGCAGTTACAGTAGTAGTAATACTATATCTAACCCATTGACCAACAATAGGTGCTGCATTATCTAATTCAACTATATTTACAGGTATTGATTGTGAACCAGCAGCGACTAGCATCAATCTATTATTACTTGCTCCACTAGTGTATGAACTAATGTATGCATATGCTGAAAATGTATATACTCCAGGTGGTAGATTATTAAATCTTAATAAAGCATAACTATCAACATTGCCTGTTGTTTGTACGAGTCTTAAACTATATTTTCCTGCATAAGAATAGTTACTATCTTGAGTTACTGTTAATGTTCCGATTCCTGCACCTTGCCAGTTACCTGTATTAGTTTCAAAGTTTGGATTAGGAATTAAATTATAGCGATAACCACCTAGATAGTTAAACCCTGAATTGGTAGTTGATCTTGAATCCGCCTGAAATTTTGCTAGATCAGGTGGACCAAGACCTGGTGTTCCTAGATTTGTATTAGGATACATAGAAAGGAGTTTACCTTTCTACTAGTTGAGCAATTCGACTGTGTAAGTTACTAGTGTAATAGTGTTTGAAGCTGAAGCTGTACCCCAAGTTGCGTAAAAGTCTAAAGCGTTAGCCTGTGTTGAGTTAAATCCTGAAGAAACAGTTGGAGATGTTGCAGGAATTGCAGTCATAAGACCAGCACCACCGATACCCATTGCTTGACCAACAAACATTGCGTTAGCTGTAGTACCGTTACCGATAGCCCTAACTGTAATAACATTCTCATATGTCCAAGTAACTGATGTCATACCTGAACCAGTTGTTATAGCCTGTGAAGCTACCCAAGTAGCACCTGCAAGATAGTGTGAAAGTGTAAGTGTTGGTGTACCTGTTGTTGAAATCTGACCTGATGCTTTAATCCTTAGTGATACACCGATATCAAAAAGGTTAGCAGGTAATGTAAATACTGCTGGTGTTGGTAATATTGATGTTGCTGCGGTTGAGTTAGTATATGCAGCTCCTGATGTTTCTGCTACTACTAGAACCTGATTCCATGTTTGTCGTGCCATTTTCTATATTCTCCTATCGAATACTTATTTATTAAAATTTTTAACTAGCTGGTTTAGCTCCAATGTTAGCTGGATCAGTTGCGACTTCTTCATCAGCAACAGTTGGAGTCAATGTTTCAGGGGTTTCAATTGTAGGTGTATCAACAGATGTAGCAGGTGGAGCTGCAGCAAGTGCAGTCATTCTAGTATTTACTATAGGTGTTAATTGATTTTCTGCAGATACTGGAACTACATATTGGAAAATTTCATCATAAGGCTGTCCATTAACAAACATTCTGACAGTTGCGTTTCCTTCACCATCATCACCCATTATTACAAAATTATTTGCCATAGTTTTTAACTCCCTGAAGTTAGTGTTAGTGTAAATGTTATTACTATTGTATCAGTAGTAGCTGCTAAGTTAATAGCTGCGAATACTAAGTGATCAAACATAGTAGCACCAGATAGTGTTGCTTGGTTGAATAATCCCCATTCAGTTACTGCATAAGGACTTCCGAAAGGACCTACTGTTGCGGTTGATGTAACTGTAGCGTTAGGACTTGCACCAGCGTTTACATTAGTACCTGCTGTTGCTGTTGTACCAATAGCTGTTTGTAATGCTGTATCAGTTGATGTACTTGCGGTTACACCTGTACCGACACCATGATACTTAAATACATTTAGAGCTGCTGCTCCTGCAGATACTGCTGTATCTTGAGACATCAATCTAACACCTGCATAAACTACAGTTCCTGATCCTACATTATAAATAGTCTCATTAGCTCTAATGTTATTCCAAAATCTAGCCCATCTCTTGATGGTTTCTTTGTTCTTAAGTGGTACGCCATTTCTTAGCACTTGAATCTGTAAATTAGTGCCAAAGAATAAATTACCCTTAAGATCGCCAACACCAGAACCTGATGTTTCGTGATGAACACCAACTCTACCGATTAACGGAAGTTTAATGTCTTTGGAATGTTTATTATTTTTCATAATACTTATGCCTATCTTATCATAATTAATTTTAACTATCCAACACCCAAAGTACCAAGAGCAGGTTGTGGAACAAACAGTGTACTTCCTTGAGCTGAAAATATAGCCATTACATTATTTGTATAATCTGCACCTGATGAACTAGCATCAAAAGCAAAGTTTAATGTTGGTTGAGTACCGTTGGTTGAGTTATACCAAGCTGAAGCTGTAACTCCACCTGAAAAACCAGTCTGATAACTACCTAACTGATTAACAAAGCCTGAATATCCATTAGGATTATCCACAGCAACAGTTGTCGAGCTATTATTATGGAACATTCCGACTATAACTAGCTCTGAAGAAGTGCTAGTTGCGTTCCAGGGGTTTCCAGATGGTAGTACTGCTATATTTGTTCCACTAGTTAATTGTGATTGGTTATTCATAGCTTCATAGAATGATCCTGAAGTAGTCACACCGTTAAATTCATAGATCACACCAGTAATATAATCACTACTTGGACAGGTAACAGTTACAGTAGTAGCTCCACCTGTTACATTCTCTTTGTAAAAGATATTGTAGTTACCGTTGTTTGACTGGATATTAGTTAATGCATTTGACCATGAACCATTAACATTATCCGCAACAGTAACAGCTCCACCATTTTGAGTCTGAAATACAATAGCTAGAAAGTTACCAGTAGTTGTATTAGATCCAAAAGCTTTAACACTGGTAGTAGCACCAGCGACATTGCCAGTTAGAGTTGCTTGTTGCGGACTAGTTATAGGCCAGGGATTCATTTTACAACCAGTCTAAGTTCAATAGGATTGTGTTAGCTGCAGTAACATTAGTGTTATCAAGTAATGCAACAGCACCAGTAATAGCAAATCCAATTCCCAATGGGAATTGAACTCCTGAAGGTACATTAATTACTACACCAGCAGCACCTTGACCAGTAATAGGTATAGGAATAGCAATGTTTTTTACAGGTGTATCAGTACCAGGTATTGGTTGTGTAGCTTTGTTATAAAGTTTTAGAAATGCTACTACTGTTCCAATATTGAAAACTTGAATACTAAATCCGCTATGAGATCCAGCTTGAACTAAGGTTGCATTAGTGGATGTAGCAACATTTAAATATGTATAAGCTGTTGCTCCACCACCTGAACTAGCCACAACTTCAACTCTTTCAGCTTTTGTAGTGTAATCATATGCTAAAGCAGTTGTTGAACCTTGTGCCATAATTCATTTCCTTTGTTTTTAATTATTGATTAGCTACTGAGGCTTGAATTTCCTCGTTTGTAGGACCAGCTTCTTTTACAGCATCGGGTGTGGGACTAACTGTAACTGTTTCTGCTTCTTTTTGTGCCTGATCATTTACTTGTTTCTGAGTTTGCTTATCAGCTGCAATTTGATCTGCCTTAGCTCGTGCTTTAGCGGCATCATCTTGTTCAGCATTAGGTGCTTGACCATCGTTTGTAGATGCATTAACTGGTAGTGGTTCCTGAGCACCATTTACTAGTGTCATTGTGTGGGTTACAGGTTCAGTAGTTTCTTTTACTAACCCTCTTGCTATTAAATCTTGTGCTACGCTTTCAATATCTTGTTGTGAATCAGATACTACAACGCCTTGTTTTAAAACGATTCCGTTATGGATTACGTTACTTAAAATTTTTAAATTTGGCATTTTCTATTAATTCCTTTCCTAAGATGTTCCAAATGAAGTTGCTAATGACCCAGAACCAAAGTTCTGAGCGGTTACTTGCCAACTTGTAGTTGTTAATGCAGTGAATGTTAATGTAGTACCGATTAATCCACCGGTAGTGGTTCCATTACAGTTAAATGATCTATGGCTTGTTCCATTACCTTGAAAGATAGTAGATGCTCCACCGACTGTTGCAATTATATCAGTTCCCTGAATAAAGGTTGATGCAGAATCGGTTAGCCATTTAAGCGTATTAGTTCCAGTTGCTGATGTAGTTACTACGAATGTGTATTGCACACCAATTAGAGGTACTGGCAAGTTTATTTGTGTTGCAGCCGCTGGTGCGACCGTATACCAAGTTGAAGCAGCCGCGGCTACTAGGTTAGTATTAGCCGCTGTAATAGCTACTACAGGTTCAAGCATATAAGTAGGACCTAAGTAGGCTGGGTTATTGAAATTACCAGATACACCAATTTGACCTAAGAACTTTGAGAAAACTCCCATTTTACGATCCTTTCTAGGCTACAGCCCCTTGAATCATGTAAATTGCTTCAGGACCGACAACAAACTGAGAGTAGTAATCATTTACTCGGAAGTAAGTGGTTTTTCTATCAATTATTGGCCAAGAGTCAACGTAACGACCATCTTTAAGTACTAATGTATGCATGAAGTTTACTGATCGAAGTTTTGGTGATGGAGAACTATAGATCAACCAAAGGTTCTTACCAATGATGTAAGTGTTTGAAGCAGTAACACCTTCTGCGGCAGAGTCATAAGCTGCACGAGCCACAACAGTTCTGCTAATACCTTCAAACAAACCAGTAAATAGTTCAGTTGTAAGAGTTCCAAGTTGAGAATACTTAACACGGTCAAGTAAATCAGGATGGTTCTTTAACTGACTCCATACGTAGTAACCCATAACAACTGTATTTGGAGCACGTAGACCATAGATTTGCATCTGGTTAATACCAGCTTCAATATCTAGGAATGGTGATCCAGCACCAGTAGTTGCATTCCATTGTGTTGATGGCGCAGCATATTGAGTAACGATTGATGTATTAGTAATAACGGTATTAAGTTCGATCTCTCGCTCGATTTGTAACTGATCCATTAAATAAGCTACTGTATCCTGTTCAGGATCTAGTGGATCTTGGTACATATCATACTCATCCTTAGTAATACCGTCTTTTAGAGCATGTTCATTTAGCTCTGTGTAACTCTTCCATTGAACTTGGAAATTAGCTCGCGCTGTTTTGCCTTCACCAGTACGAATACTGTTAACAGGAGCTTTCAAATTTGACTTAGGGTAGTAAGCGTATTTACCGGTTTTCTTTTCTACAAGAACAACTGGTGCTACTACATCCTGAATGAATCCCTCTGGTTCATTTCGATACTGCTGACTAAAACTTGTTAGTGGAGCATCTATGTATAATTGGCCATCCATAATTTATATTCTCTATACCTTTCTTTGTTTTACCTTAATACAAGAAGAAGAAGTTCTGGAAACAAAATACTTGTCCAGAAGCTCCTGCTTCAATTGCTCTACCTATAACTAACACAGTAGGTTGTGAACCCGCT